TTCCGAGAGCCGTCGAAACGAATCACAAAGAACAACAAGACATCCACTAAGGGTGATGCGCTGAACACAGTCATCAACTGGAAGAACACCACTAACAACGCATACGATGGTGAGAAGCTCCACTTGCTGTACCTCGATGAGGCCGGTAAGTGGGAGAAGCCAGCTGATATACGTGAGGCGTGGCGCATTGAGCGTACCTGTCTGATCGTAGGTAGAAAGATTGTGGGGAAGGCTTTGGTCGGATCTACAGTAAACCCAATGGATAAAGGTGGTGAGGAGTTCCGTGAGTTATGGGATGACTCCGATCCAACAGAGCGTAACGCCAACGGCAGGACTAAGAGCGGACTGTACGGACTGTTCATCCCGGCCTATGATGCGCTGGAAGGATTCTTTGACCAGTACGGCAACTGCGTAACGGAAGACCCGGAGGAACCTGTAATTGGGATAGACGGGGAGATGATAGATATCGGATCTAAGACATACTTGAAGAATGAGCGGGATGCAATGAAGCATAACCCCAAGGAGATGAACGAGCTCGTAAGACAGTTCCCTTGGAGTATTGATGAGGCGTTCCGTGATAGTATCGAGGGGAGTGTGTTTAATGTAGGTAAGATCTACCAGCAGATTGACCACAACAACAACCTATACCCCAACCCCATAGTGAAGGGCAACTTCATGTGGAAGGAGAAAGACAAAGAGGTTGTTTTCTCACCCGATCCCAACGGCAGGTTCCGAATAGCGTGGCACCCAAAAGCAGAGGACAGGAATAAATACCAAGAAGACAGAGGCGGGAAGAAGACACCTGCAAATGCTCACATTGGTGTAGGCGGGGTGGATAGCTATGATCTGGATCAGACTGTAGATGGGAGAGGATCGAAAGGTGCAATGCACATGTACAATAAGTTCAACATGCATGCCCCATCAAACATGTTTGTACTTGAGTACGCATCACGCCCAGACCTTGCGGCAATATTCTACGAGGACTGCCTCATGGCTGCATTCTACTATGGTTACCCTCTTTTGATAGAGAACAACAAGTACGGGATAGCTAGGTATTTTGAGCAAAGAGGATATGATAACTACTTGTTAGACAGACCTTCACACTTGGCTAGTGCCAGCGCAAAAGTTAAAGTGAGAACTAAGGGTGTACCATCTAACTCAGCTGATATGATTCAGTCACACGCTCAAGCTATTGAGGCTTACATCCACGCCCACGTAGGCATCCGTCCAGAAACAGACGCTATGGGGGCGATGTATTTCAATAGAACACTTGAGGATTGGATAGCATATAAGATAGAGAAGAGAACTAAGTATGACCTTACAATCTCTTCAGGTCTTGCCCTACTTGCTGCTCAAAAAGTTAAAAGCAAAAAGGTCAAGAGCAACTTCCAAGAGAAGGAGTTCTTCCGTAGGTATACGCCTAAATCCTTCCACAGCTAGATTTATTATATTTGCGAGGTAATGTACAGGGATCAAAAAAAACAAAAGGGCTTCCCAGATCCTATGGAAGCTCCGCACGTAAAGCAGAGCGTTGACTACGGTTTGAGCTATGCTAAGGCTATTGTAAATCAGTGGGGGGACTTAGATAAAGCTCAGTCTCTTTTGCAGAAAAGACACAGAGCCTTCGAGCGAAACAGGAAGTACGCTAACGGTACTCAGGATACAACAATCTATCGGCAGCTTCTTAGCTCACTCGATCCATCTAATGCAGACGGCAGTTTCTTGAACTTGGATTATACTCCAGTTCCGATTCTGCCGAAGTTCGTTAGGATCGTAGTAAACAAGATTCTTTCTAGAAAACCCTACCCAAACCTTGAGGCTGTAGACCCACTCTCTTCTTCTGAGAAAGATAAAGAGAGAAGAAAGGTTGAGCTGAAGATCAAGGCAAAGAAGCAGCTTCAGGAGATTAACGAAAAGATTCCTCTCAAGAATGTAAACCTCGAGGAGGTTCCTGATACCCTCGAAGAAGCTGAGATCTTTATCGGCAATAACATCAAGTCTTCATCTGAAATTGCTGCTCAGATTGCCACTGATTTGACTCTTGAGTGGAATGACTTCAACGATAGCATTTACAGACGATGTGTAGATGATCTGGCTGCACTCGGTATGGCTGTCGTAAAGAGAACAAACGATCCCAACTACGGCATCAAAGAAGACTATGTAGACCCTGCTACATTCGTTCACAGCTACACTGAAGATCCCGGCATGAACGACCTGATATACGCAGGTCACATGAAGCGAATCACAATCAGTGAGCTGAAGAGGCTTGCTGGTGACCAGTTCACCGAAGATGAGTATAAGGATATAGCCAAGAAAAGCCAGAAGCGCCTTGGTTATGCTGGGAACACCATGAACGAAAAGTCATACGATAACCACCTGAAGAGATTCAGATATGGGTATGACGAGTACATGGTTGATGTATTGGACTTTGAGTTCCTGTCTGTAGATTGCATTTACTTCGAATCGAAGGAGAACAAGTACGGGAATGTAGGCTTCTACTTCAAAGGCAACAACTACAAAGAGCCCAGCAACTCAGTATTCAAAAGAGAAGTTACAAAGCTTGAGAATACAGTTGTGTATGGCGGTGTTCACGTAATGGGTTGTGACAAAGTCTTTAACTACGGAGTTAAGACCAACATCCCTAAGACAGCTCACGATATCACTAAGGCTAAGATGTCTTACTCTGTGGCGTGTGTGAACCTGCTGGACATGATGCCCAAGTCAATGGTAGACAGCTGTATCGGGTTTGCTGACCAGCTCCAACTTACTCACCTTAAAATCCAACAGTCTATTGCTAAAGCTAAGCCTGACGGTATCATCATTGACATTGAGGGATTGGAGAATGTGCAGCTCGGTAAGGGCGGTGAACTCCAGCCACTCGAACTCCACGATATTTATGAGCAGACGGGTGTATTCTATTACCGATCTAAAAACCCTGAGGGCGGCTTCCAAAACCCGCCAGTCAGAGAGATCGGCAACTCCATTCGTAACATTAACGAACTTATTGGTATATATAACCACTACCTGAGAATGATTAGAGATGCTACTGGCATCAACGAGATGATGGATGGTAGTACACCTAAAGGTGATACTCTTGTGGGTGTTCAGCAGCAAGCAATTGCTGCGGGGAACAATGCAACCTACGACATCACGAATGCTTCAATGATGCTGTACAAGAAAGTTTGTGCTGACATCGTTAAGTGCGTTCAGATCATTCCACTAGAATCAGTTCTGTACAAAGTGTACGCAAACGCTATCGGTAAGGAGAACATCTCTCTGTTGTCTACGTTTGAAGATATGCCTCTGTACAACTTCGGTGTAACCGTCCAGAAAGAAATGGACGATATCGAGAAGCAGTACTTGGAGCAGAACATCCAGATCTCACTTTCTCAAAAAGAGATTGATATCGAAGACGCTATCGCTATTAGACAGCTCCGAGACATCAATCAGGCTGAGCGACTGCTTATCGTTAGACGTAAGAAGCGAATGGCAATGAACCAGCAAATCGCTCAGCAGAACGTAGCCGCTCAAGCCCAAGCCCAAGCCCAGTCAGCTCAAGCCGCCGCTCAAGCAAGTATTCAAACTAAGCAAGTTGAGGCTCAGATCGAAGCTCAAATGCTTCAGATGAAAAGCCAGCTCGACGCTCAGATGGAGCAACTCAAGCACGAGCATAGAAAAGAGATTGAACTTATTAGAGCTCAAGCTACTCTCGGATTCAAGACTGACGAGCAAGAGTTCAAAGAAAAACTCGAAGTACTCAAAGAAGACCGCAAAGACGACCGTGTCGAGAAGCAAGCTGTCGAGCAATCAAAGCTTATCGAACAAAGGAAAGGTAACAGAGGTGAGCTCAAGAGTGCTCAACAAGAAGAAGAGGAGCTCGAAAGCGAATCTATTGACGACATCATTAACAGCGTAATCAACCAGTAATGGCTACAGTAAATCTAGATACTTCAGTACGTCTTGACATTGTATGTCGCAGGGGTGATACATTCTCTCTTCCCATTGACTTTCAATCAGCTCAAAGTGCAGACGGATGGGGGATGCAGGTGCGATTAACTGATACTACAGAAGACTCAACGATTCTAAATGTGGAAGACGGGTTTTCAGTTAGTGACGGTGTTGCTACAAACTCATTACTCACTATATCCATATCCGCTGACGATATGGCGGCGGTCTCCTCAGGCTTGTACGTATACGATATTCAGCAAGAAATCGGAGCTACTGTATCGACTAAGCTTTACGGGACGTTCAAGGTTAACGAAGATATCACTGTGTAATGGCTGATATAATTGTAACACCGGGGTCACCTCTTGTGGTGACGATTAATCCGCCGACAGTTAGTCCAGTTATTATTAGTGCTGGTGGCCCTGCCGGACCTGCTGGTGCTGATGGGGCTGATGGAGCTACCGGTCCTCAAGGCCCAGCTGGTGCAGACGGTGCTGACGGTGCAGACGGTCAGGGTGTTCCAGTCGGTGGTGTTGAGGGTCAAGTGATCCTTAAGCAGTCGGCTACAGATTACGATACTGCATGGGACTATGTTGAGTCCGTGTACGCCCCCATCGAGAACAACGAGGGGTCAGTTATGTCCGCTGGCACTCCAGTATATGCTAAAGGTATTAGCGGTAATAATATTCTTGTAGGGGTTGCAGACGCAAACGACTCTGCTAAGATGCCAGCTATTGGGGTTCTTCTCGAAGAAACTGCTGATGGAGCTACTGGCGAGATCATCACTGCTGGATTGTTCAACAAGACTGTGAGCGGTCTTACTGGTGTGTCTGTAGGTCAGACTATCTACGTCAGCAACACTGGGGTGCTCACAAATGTAAAGCCAACTGCCTCGACTGATTTAGTTCAGAACATTGGAGTGGTTCTTCAAACCAGCGGTAGCAACATCCAGAAGATGAAGGTGTCTGCTATCGACAGGGTAAACGACATTCCAAACCTTGCTTCAGGTGTATTCTTTATAGGTGGTGCTACTGGTCAACTATCACCATACACACTCCCTATTGCTGATGGTACTTCAAATCAGTTCCTGAAAACTGACGGTGCTGGCGCTGTAACATTTACAAGCATCACTCAGGCTACAGGTAATGAGCTTGAGAACGTAGTAGAGGACACTACTCCGCAGCTTGGTGGTACTCTTGACTCTAATGGGAATGAGATTAGGTTCAGAGGTGCTGGTCATAGTAATTACGTAGCGATAGCACCGTCTACTCTTGAGCCGGGTGCTAG